TTTTTGGCTACTAATAATAAGTATTTACGACAATCTACTAAATAAAAACAGATGCTTGAGCGGCATTATAGTAACCAAGGGAGAAAAACATGCGATCTATTTTGGAGAAGGCGTTTGTTGCTTTGCTCAACGAAGAGCACGACAAGGCTGAAGAACTTTTCCACAAGTTTATCGTAGAGCGTGCTCGCCAGATTCACGAATCTAATCGTGCTGGTGACGATTACGTTCTCGATGAAAACTGGAATGATGAAATTACTACTGAATCTTACTTTACCGAAGACGACCTTTCCGATCTGGAAGATGGCGAAGGTGAAGGCGGTGAAGGTGAAGCTTCTGGTGCCGAAGATATGCCCGGCGAAGAAGACATGGCTGGCGATGATTTCGGTGGCGAAGACGGCATGGATGATGAAGCCGACTTTGGCGGTGAAGACAGCATGGATGACGCAGAAGGTCTGGAAGCAGACGGCGAAATCGAAGGCGAAGTCGAAAGCACTGAAGAGAAGATAGATCATCTATCTGATCAAATCGAAAAGCTAACTGCAGAATTCGAAGCAATGATGGACGCCATTGGTGATGGCGAAGACCTTGGCGACACCGACGATATGTCTGGTGAAGACGATATGTCTGGTGACGATTTCGGTGGAGACATGGATGACATGGACGACAGCGAAATGGGTGGTTCCGAAGAAGATGCAGATCATGTCCAAGATGACATGGATGACACTGAAGAAGAGCCAGCCATGGAAGGTGAAGAAACCGACGATTATGATGATATCACCGAATCCATTATTGATGAACTTGAAAAAGTTACTGTCTCTTTAGACAGTGACGGCAAGGAAATCGGCACAGGTAGCTCTTTCACTCAAAATAAGAGTGCTGCTATTCCGCAAAAGAGCAAGGAAGCCCGTATGGGTGGTGCTCCAATAAAGATGAAGCAAGACGCCCACAAAGGTTTTGAGCGTGAAACCGCACCTTCGGTTGATACTCTGAAGCCTCGCCGCAACAACGTTAAGACTACTGATGCTGCACTTAGCAAAGTTTCCAAGGAAGGCGATAAGTCCGCCGAACTAAACAAGCTTTCATCTGAGAACGGAAACCAAAAATCTCCGCTCGAAGGTCGCTAAGTCGAACTGAATACTGAGGACACCTTAACATGACACAGTTTCTTTCTGAACGTCTATCTTTTGATCAAGCAGGTCTCATCGTTGAGTCGCTGAATGAAGGCGAAGGCGAAAACTCCAAAAAGAAACTGTTCATGTCGGGTGTCTTTATTCAGGGCGGTGTCCGCAACCTGAATCAGCGTGTCTATCCAGTACGTGAGATTGCTAAAGCAGTCGAAAACGTCAACGAAATTCTTACGAAGGGTGAAAGTGTTCTTGGAGAACTTGATCACCCAGAAGAACTGACAATCAATCTCGACCGTGTTTCACACATGATTACTAAAATGTGGATGGACGGTAATACTGGGATGGGCAAACTGAAGATTCTTCCGACTCCACATGGAGAAATTACCCGCACGTTACTGGAAAGTGGTGTGAAGTTGGGGGTTTCAAGCCGTGGATCGGGAAACGTGAACGACAACGGTGAAGTTTCGGACTTCGAAATCATCACCGTAGACATCGTTGCACGTCCATCCGCACCGAATGCCTACCCGAAACCAGTCTACGAGACGCGTAATGCTCATCGTGGGGCAGTTATCGAAGACCTCGCGAGAGCGGTGTCGAATGATCCGAAGGCACAGAAGCATCTCCAAAAAGAGCTTCTGAATTGGATTAATAACCTAAAGTAACCAAAGGAGAAAAAATCCTATGGATAAAACACTCGCTGAACTTCTTGAAAGCACTGGTCTCCCTTCTGAGATTCTTAGTGCCTTGCAGGAAGCCTTCTCAAAGAAGGTAGCATCGGCCCGCGAAGAGGCAGAAATGTCTCTGCGTGAAGAGTTTGCTCGTCGTTATGAACACGACAAGTCACAACTGGTCGAAGCTATGGATCGCATGCTTACGGATGTGGTCACCAAGCAAGAAGAATCCAAGGCGGCCGAAGTGTCTCAATTCATTGAGGCACGCAATGCCTTCCGCACTGCTGTGAAGGAATCCCGTCAACATTACAAGACCAAGCTCCGCGAACATCTTGCACTTACTCGCAATTTCGCCGTGGAACAATTGAGCAAAGAAGCTTCGGCTCTTCGCGCTGAACGTAAAGGACTAAAGGAAGCTAAGATGCAGATCAAGGCTCAACTGGCATCCCTTAAGGAAAGTGCGGCAAAGCAACAGAATGATCGTTTGAAGAAGATTGATGAATTTGTCGTCCGTCAGGTCGGTAAAGAATTGAAGGAATTCGGAGAAGATCACCGCGCTCTGGTCGAAACCCGCCACAAGCTTGTTTCCGAAAGCCGTAAGAAGCTGAAGGAAATGCAGACCAAGTTCATTCAACACTCCGCCGCTAAGGTTGAGACAATGGTGAATGAGTCTCTCAAGCGTGAAATGACTCAGCTTCACGAAGACCTCGAACGCAATCGTCAGAACATGTTCGGACGCCGTATCTTCGAAGCCGTCGCTGCTGAGTATATGACGAGCTATCTCGCCGAAGGCACTGAAGTTCGCAAGTTGAATTCTATTTTAGAAAGCAAGACTGCTGAACTTAAGGAAGTCAAGACGAAGCTCGAAGAAGTTGAGCAACGTACAGAGCAAGCACGCCGCAAGGCTTTGATTGCCGAAGACCGCGCAACTCGCACCCAAGTCATGAGCGAGCTTCTGTCTAACCTTCGTGGTGAGAAGCGCGCGGTCATGGAAGGCATGTTGGAAACCATTAAGACTGGTAACCTTCGCACTGCTTTCAACAAACTCCTCCCGGTTGTTCTTAACGAGAACACTCGCAAAGCAGCTAATCCGCAAGGATCGAAGAAGCTCATGGAGGACCGCCCCCAATCGCGTCTCGTCACTCAACATACTGGTGATCAACGCACAAACCGACTTTACGAAACTGCTCAAGCAGAATCGGAAGTTGAAACCGACAATTCTGAACTTGCGACGGTCGTCCGTCTCGCCGGTATCCAGAAGTAAACAAGGAGTTATACTTAATGAATAAGCTTTTTGAATCTCAGTGGCAAGCCACTAAGAAGGCACTGTGCGAAGGCGCAGACCTCAAGAAGAACGCAGACGGTTCACCGAACACGACAAAACAACGTGTCATGGAAACCGTTCTTGAAAACACCCGTCGCGAACTGAAGTTGTTGGAATCGGCTACTGCCGGTGCAACAAACGCAGCGTCGGTTGCTACCCTGAACAAGGTCATCCTGCCGGTTATTCGCCGTGTCATGCCGACCGTTATCGCAAACGAAATCATTGGCGTTCAGCCAATGACCGGTCCAGTTGCCCAAATCCACACCCTGCGCGTCCGTTATGCGGATACCGTTCCGGCTGCTGGCGGTGGTGTCTCTGCTGGTAACGAAGCACTGTCGCCTTTCGACATTGCCCGTTTCTATTCTGGTAATGAAAACGTCTCTGTTCCTAAGGCTGCGGCTACGCCGTCGTTGGAAGGCAAGCCGGGTAACCGTCTGTCCATCCAAATCCTGAAGGAAGTTGTTGAAGCAAAGACCCGCAAGCTCTCCGCTCGCTGGACCTTTGAAGCAGCTCAGGACGCACAGGCTCAACAGGGCATCGATATCGAAGCCGAAATCATGGCCGCACTGGCTCAGGAAATCACAGCAGAAATCGACCAAGAAATCTTGGTTTCTCTGCGTGCTCTTCCAGGTGCTGCTACTTCGACCTTCAAGCAAGACGACGTTTCCGGTACGCCAACATTCGTTGGTGACGTTCACGCCGCTCTGGCTATCCTGATCAACCGTCAGGCAAACCTTATCGCATCCCGCACCCGTCGTGGCGCTGGTAACTGGGTCGTAGTCTCCCCGACTGCCCTCACGATCCTGCAGTCTGCAACGACTTCGGCTTTCGCTCGCACGACCGAAGGTGTGTTTGAAGCTCCGACCAACACAAAGTTTGTCGGTACTCTGAACAACTCGATGCGCGTTTATGTTGACCAGTATGCTTCTGATGCGACCCCGGTCCTCATCGGCTACAAGGGCAACGAAATGGACGCAGCGGCATTCTATTGCCCTTACGTTCCGTTGACTTCTTCAGGCGTCGTTATTGATCCTAACACGATGGAACCAGTAGTTTCGTTCATGACTCGTTATGGGTATATTGAACTGTCGAATACTGCTTCATCGCTCGGTAATGCTGCTGACTTCTTGGGTCTAGTTGCTATCGATACGGCTACACTGTCGTTCATCTAAGATAATACTTAGAGTCAAACGGCTTAATACTAAAGTGGCGGGGGCAACCTCGCCACTTTTTTGTTTGACATAATATACAAATACGCTATTTTATTCAAATGAAAGAACGTCTCGCACAACTTATTGAAGCACATGGAACGAAGCATTGGAGCTTTGCTGCTCGAAAAGATGAAGAATTTATGTTGTGGGTGAATTCACAAACTGAAGATTTGCCCCAAAATACTTCATTTGCAGAAAGAGTATATTCTGCGGTAAGCGGAACCAGATCAAAATGCGAAAATGGTGGACATCGTTCTTTGAACAATATTGTTTCTGGGTGGCGTTTCTGTGGACGTGCTAAAAGTTGTGAATGCGCTCGGATTTCAGTATCAGTAAAGTGCAAAGAAATGCATGCAAATATTGATCAGCGTGCCCGCACCAATAAAATTGCAGCTACTATGCAGGAACGCTACGGTGTCTCCAATGCAGGTAAATTGGAGACTACTAAGGCTGCACATAAAGCATTTTACGCCTCTGAAAAAGCATCAGAAATACAAAATAAAATTAAAACTACTATGCTGTCCAAATACGGAGTGGACAATGCTTTGAAGTTGCCTCAAGCAAATGAGGGACGTAAAGCGATAGCAAGTAATCTGTCTCCAGAAAAGAAAGCTGCTTCTGCTATCAAACGTAAAAAACTTGCTAGTGATGGTGTTTATCTTTCTTATGGTTACAATAGAGTGTTAGAAAGAATGGAACAAACCGGTGTCAAAATGTTGACTGCCGAAGAGGATTACAAAGGAACAGCCAACTTATTTTATTATGATTTTGAGTGCCTTGAATGTTCACTCAATTTCAAAGACTATATAAAAGATGGACACGATCCACAGTGCCCGGCTTGCAAGCCATCAAAACCTAATTTCACATCTATAGGTGAAGATGAAGTTGCAGCTATTTTTGAACAGCTTGGGCTAGATGTTGTTAGAAATACAAAGAAAATTATAAATCCATTTGAAATAGACATTTACCTGCCGCATCACAAACTTGCCGTGGAATATTGCGGTTTATATTGGCATAGTGAATGGGCGAGTGGAAAAAAGAAGAATTATCATCAGGATAAGCTTTTTGCTTGCGAGGAAAAAGGTATTCGACTTATCACAATATTTGAAGATGAATGGCTTTTAAAGCCAAATATTGTTCGATCACGTTTATTGCATGCTATAGGTCGTTCTCCGCGTGAGCACGCGCGAAAAACTAAAGTTATTACCCTTTCCATAAAGGAGGCTTCGAATTTTTTAAATATTCATCACATCCAAGGTGATACGAAAGGTGCAACCGTCGCGCTCGGTCTTGTAAAAGATAGTGTTTTATTGTCAGTAATGACATTTGGTCCTCTTCGACGTTTTAATAATAGTGTTGGCTTACCGAGTACATATGAACTTTATCGTTTTGCTTCATCTCAGCACATTATGGGAGCCGCCAGCAAACTTTTTTCTGCTTTTGTTCGGCAATATTCTCCTACCACTGTGGTATCGTATTGTGATAGACGGTGGGGACAAGGTAATGTTTATTTAAAAATGGGTTTTTCTTTACAACATGTGACTGCACCGGGATATTGGTGGCTAACAGATCGTTACGCAAAGCGCAATCATCGCTATAATTTCAACAAAGGTTCCTTAGTGAAAAAAGGAGCCAATGCTATTCTTTCTGAGGTTGAGATAATGCGTTCTCTCGGACATGATCGCATTTGGGATTGTGGTAACTACAAATTCGTTTGGACACCTTGATATTTTGATTTTTTTTTGATTGACGCAAAAGTAATCTGGGTTAGTATTGTAAGTCAACAAAGGAGAGCTTTATGAAAAGACGCAACGACAAAAAACGCAACGACAAAAACAAGCCCGTAATTATTGTCGCTGAACCTTGGCCTCTGATGGTTGGTGCTTCTGATCCTGCATTGCGTGAAAAGCAAATAAAGGATTGGCGTAAACTGAGTTATGTTCCTCGTTATAGAAAGAGTTCCGTTCCTCCGAAAACTTGATACTATTTGCTTGACGAAATATAAGTTTGGGATATTATCATAATATTGAAATAGCGCGGGAGACCAAGCCATGATCATTGAGGGCACCTACGAAAACAAAACTGTTCGTATTACCTTCAATGGCGAAGACAAGCCCTGCCATCTTCATGTGCGTTTCAATGCTCCGATCAATATGGATATGGATCGTGGCGAATTTAACAATCCTCGTTCGTTGAGCGCGCAACTGCGTTCCGAACTAAGCTACCGAGATTGCTGCCATCTTCTTTATACAAACGGCGTAGAAAAGACCAGCGGTCTTTGGGCGCTTAATCACGATGGTTATCCCAGTGAAAATTATTTGAAGGAGATCACCAATGTATAGAATCGCTGATGAGTCTTATGTTTGCTCCAAGGCTCCCTTGATCTCAATTCAGCCGACAGACGGCTGTGTGCCTCCGATGTTACAATTGGCTAAAGCTGCTGATGTGGTTTTGTATCCGATTGGTCCTGATCGGATATTCTTATTGGAATGTCCCGCTGATGATTCAGATCGGGATGCTCTGTTGGAACTGGCAAAAGAAGCTGGTTTAACGGCAAACATTTTTGTTAAAAAATAAGGAGATCACCGTGATTGACATCATCCTTCAAAATATGGGCGGCGGAGAATTGGTCCGCAAGTTCGCTCGCACTGACGAAGAAGCGGCTGAAGTCGCTATTCAGCTCATTCGTGAAACGGGTTCTCTCAGTAGCGGTGATCGGATCGTTATTGAAGGCTGGGAAGAGGATAGCGAATGAACAAGAGGAACAGTAATTGGTTGACAGAAATCTATTATGAGGTATTCTAACATTATTGGAGCAACAACTTAGGAGATACCGCATTATGAACAAGAAGCTCTCGTCAACTGTTCAAGGCATTGGTGCTCTTCTTCGTAATGCTGGCTATCCTGTTTCGGCTTCAACCACAAGCCATATTCGCGGTTTGCCCGATCACAGCTACGGCTTCAAGATTAAGAAGTCGGAACTCGATTTCGTCGGCACTCGCTATGTCGCGAAGCTTCATATTCAGTCGTCTGCGCGCTATTCTCGTAAGCGTGAACAAGACCCCATGCTGGCTCAAATCGAAAAGACCCTGAAAGACTTGGGCTATAACGTAGATTACGGTGATCAATACACTCCTAATTACGGGGTTGAAACTGGTCGTCTTGGCTCGAATGAGTATCTTTGGATCAGCGTGGAAGGATTTCAGTGATATGTCTAAGCTAGAGATTAGCGAGGCAATGCGGCGGTTTATCAGTGCATGGGACGATCTAGCACAAACTGAACACATGGCTGTGTGGCGCGAAGGCTGAACACCATACATGGCGACTAAGTTTGCCGAATTAGAAGCCGCTCGTGCCGCCATTTTGGATCAGTGTCCTTCCGAATAAATGCGGAAGGATTTCACTAAATAGTGGATGACATTCTTTCGTATTCTTGAAATGGCAGGGCTTGGGCAGCGAGATAAGCTGCTTGAGGCCATGAGCGTATGGGATGCTCGTAGAGCCTTTCAGCATTATGGCGCCACCGAAGAACAATTAGAAACTGAACGTGGTCTAAAAACTGCGTTCAGGAAACTTGTAAACAAGTATCATCCAGATCGTGGCGATAATGATGGCGAGGCGATGAAAGAAATCACTGCCGCCTATGATGTCCTCAAAAAGTCTCTAGGAACGCCACACGCAGCCGTGGGCGGCTCTGATGACGATACAGGAGGTTCCTCATCACCTTTTGATCAAGTGCCCATATGGGCTATGGCTGGCTATTCTGGGGGTGCTTATCCAAACGGATCAATTCGTCGCCAGAACTATACCGATATGAATTTCTTCAAGAAACGCATGTGGGAGCTTTCTGATCACTCCAATACTGAATGGACTATTTGGCAGTTTGACGGTCATTTCTTCCGAAATACTATTACAGTATTTGGTTCCGAAGATATATTCCACGAAATGGCAGAGGCAATGCTGATTTGGGGGTCTTCGGGAAACCCTTACAATACACGGGCTATTTTTGTCAGTCGTAAAAACGATGATATTTTGTATTGTATCTATGCTGATGGAAAATTCTATAATAGGCACCCTATTCCGTTTGAGCATGAATCATTCAATAGTAATCCAGCTAACGATCAACATTTTGTTCGATCTTTGCCCGGTAAGTTGGATATGATGAAACAAAATCACGCACTTTCTTCAGAATAATTGCTTGACGAAAATGAGTTTCGAGGTATTGTGATTTTATTGGATCACAATATTTGAAAAGGAGACTCACATGGATGTCTATGCTGCAGTTCGTAACGGCGATTACGAAAACAAGCTTCAATTTCCCGCGCATGTGGCAATGCCTGCTGTCCTCCGTAAGGTGGCGCGCGATCTGACCAAGGAAGAACTTGCGACTCTTGCTGCCGTTCGCGACCAGTATGAGCTTGCCAAGGAAGCCTTCAAGGAAGCTCGCGATGCATATAGCAAAGAGACCAGCGAGCTTACCATGAAGCTCAAGGCGGACCTTGAAGCTGAGCATGGTCTTGTGGGTCATCCCAAGGCTGATATGCTTTGGAGCAAGGCTTATGAGCATGGTCACAGCTCTGGTTTCGCCGAAGTCGTCGTTTACTACGACGATCTCGCCGATCTGTTGAAGTAAGACGGAGGACTTTCGTGATGTTCAAGGTTTCTACCGAAGCTTACGATCATCGTAAGCATTCTTTTGATGTCATGGAAGTCTTTCCGACTAAAGATTGTCTAGACAAAATCATACTTCTCGCAAAAATGGCTGATGTGGTTTTGTATCCGGGATATTCTGGTTCGTCGTTTTGGCTTGAATTACCTGCTGAATCGAAAGACTGTGAAGCAATGTTCGAACTCGCCACGGAATTGGGGTTGTCATGGTCGGAGTTTGTTTACACTCCACATTTTGATTAAGGAGGACTCAAATGCTTGAAGAACAAGAGTTTCAGGTTATGAAAGATGTCTCGACTTATCTTGAAGTCGCTATAATCGCCGCCTGCTGCGTTTGTGCAGTTGTTCTGGCAGTTTGGGCGTGCATCAATCCAAATGATGCGATGCATGCCGCGAAGCAATTCTTGAGTCCACACCAATGAAATTGAAAAAGCGTCTTTCTGGATGCGAAGACATCAAAGATCGCCGCGCCCTGCGCCCGACAAAGACTTTTGATCAAGTGTATCGCGAAATCGAAACTATGCGGCGCGATCTTGAACAAAAGGTCGGACCTCTGGATCGGGTTAGCAGATACGATCACATTGCGGGTGAGAGCCCCGTGGACGCTCATGCGCGTGGTGTGGGTTACCGTGGACCACCGATGCCAGACAAGGGTCAGAAGGACGGCTCTTGCAACCGCACGGCATGTCAGTTGCCCTTAGCTGGGCGAGAACAATGGGCGATGCGAGACTTCATGGTGCGAGACGGTAAGCTTTACTATTGCGCCGACTGTGCTATGAAGTTTCACGAAGCGGATCGCCAATTCGGTGAACCTTTGCGCTGCTCATTGGTCACAGATGATTGATCTTGCCGACG